AATTATTCATGATGCTTGTGAGCATTATTTAAAAACAAAAGAACTCAAAATTGAAGAAACTAAGCAAAAAATAAAAGAAGCTTGGGATGAACATGGTTTTGATGCAGAAGACTTTATTCAATTACAGTCAAATAGAGCACAACTTCAAGGCTGGAAATACAAGCATAATAAACTAAAAGACTGGTTAGATTGGTCAGAAGCAAGTATAAGATCAATTCCAGAGTTTCTTGACAATACATTTCCAAACTGGGAGTTTGTATCTGCTGAAGCTGAGTTATATGAAGGTATTGAAAATATCGAAACTAAGTTTAAAGGCTTTATTGATTGTATTATTAGAGTGCGACAAAAAAATGGGTCTTATAAATATTGGATTATTGACTGGAAAACTTCTAGCGGAAGAGGATGGTCTTTAGAAAAACAGAGAGACTTTTTAGTTCATGCACAAGTTGTGCTTTATAAACACTTTTGGGGAACTAAAAATCAAATTGAAATGAATAAGATTATGTGTGGATTTATCTTACTTAAAAAAGTTAAAACTGTAGGTAAATCATGTCAGTTAATCAAAGTATCAAGTGGGCCTAAAACTTTAGATAAGTCTCAAAAGTTAATTAGAAGCATGATTAAAACTGTTAAAAAAGGCATGCATTTAAAAAATAGAGACTCTTGTAAGTTTTGCGAATTTAAAGACACAGAATATTGTAATTGAGGTAAAATGAAAAAAATAAAATTATTAATGATATCAGATCATGCATTGACACACAGTGGTGTAGCAACTCAAAGTAGACACTTAATTGAAGGACTAATAAATACAGGAAAATATTCAATCACTCAGTTAGGAGCAGGAATATTTTTTGAAAAAACAAAAGAAAAAAATGTAAATAAAGACTTTAAAATTATTCCTTGTAATGGTTATGGAAACAAAAGAATTTTAAAAAGTATTATCGAAACAGAAGAGCCTGATGCTATTGTTTTATTTACAGATATTAGAAGATTTAAATATATTTTTGAAATGTCGGAAGAAATTAGAAAAAAATGTCCTATTTTTTACTGGCATGTTTGGGATAATAGACCAACTCCTTTATTTAACAAGGAAATATATGAAAGTTTAGATCATATTGCTTGCATATCAAAGCTAACTTACGATATGTGTAGAGAAATGAAATTAAAGAATATTTCTTATGTTCCACATACTTTGCCAAAAGGAGTATTTTACAAATTATCTAATGAAACAATTAAAAACTGTAAAGAAAAAACTTTAGGTCTACATAGAAAAGATCATTTTGTTGGTCTTTGGCTCAATAGAAACATAAAAAGAAAAAGACCTGCTGATGTCTTAAAATCTTGGCAAATGTTTTTGTTTAAGCTAGAAGAAAAATTTAAGCATAAAAATGCAACTTTAATTATGCATACAAATCCTTTTGACGTTGAAGGCGTGAATTTAGTAGAAGTAGCAAAACATTTAAATATTCAGGAGAATGTGTGCTTTTCTGATAGAATTTCTTCTTATGAACAAATTAATGCATTACACAACATTTCAGATTTTTGTTTAAATATGTCATATGCAGAAGGATTTGGTTTATCAACTTTAGAGTCTATGCAAGTAGGAAATCCTATTATTGCAACTTCTACAGGAGGACTTACTAATCAAATAATAAATCAAAATAATTTAAAACACAACGGTATTCTTTTAAGACCTACTATTAGAAGACTCACCGGAAATCAAGAAACTCCTTATATCTATGAAGATTTTGTTAAAAACGAAGACGTTTCAACAGCAATACTTGAGCTATATGAAAAAAGCCCAGAAGACAAAAGAAATCTTCAAAAACAGTGTTCTGAATATGTTGAAAATAACTTCTGTTTTAATGAAATGATAAACAAATGGAATAATATTATTCAAGAAAACATTAAAAACAAGAACAAATAGATAAACAATTTGATTATACGATCAATAATAATTAAAAGTTTGTTTTAGACAGGTGTACATTATGGTTATAGCAATAGTTTTATTGACTGTATTACTAGTTTTGACTTCTTATTTTTGTATTAAGTTTGCATTAATAATATTAAATATCCAAGAAACTCTAGAAGAGTCATTAGATATAATTGATGTAAAGTATAGTAAATTAAGTAAAATTCTTGAAATTCCTATATTTTATAATAGTCCAGAAGTAAAATCTGCTATAAAAGAAATAGAAGACACTAGAGACGCATTATTATATATTGCGAATCAATTAACGAGTAGTAGTTCTTTAGAAGAAGAAATAGAAGAGGAAAATCTTGAGCAAGACGAAAACAGTTAAAAAAAAAAGAAGTAGAAAAAAAGGAAAATCTTACTATTTTGACTTAAACGTTCAAAACAAAATAATTGAGTATCAAAATTCAGAATGTAGTAAAGAGAAAAATAATTTATATGAGTTTCATATATTTCCTGCATTTGATGATTTGGTGCAAAGTTTAGTCTCTGTGTATGGTTTTAAGTCAACAAACGAAGATATTAATCATTTAAAGTCAGATTGTATTACTTTTTTATTTGAAACTATACACAAATGGAATCCTTCTAAAGGCACAAAAGCTTTTTCGTATTTCAACGTAGTCGCAAAAAACTGGCTTACAATACAAAGTAGAAGACTTCTTAAAAATCAAAGAAGAAGTGCGTACATAGATGATCCTGATGGTTTGAGTTCTCAAGAAAAATCAGAGCTTTTCGATAGAGAATATATAGATTCAGATAAAATGATGAGTCAAAAAGCTGAATCTTTTGGTAAAATACTTGAAATGATAGACTATGTCGAAGATCAACTAAAAGATGAACAAGATATAAAATGTTGCTTAGCTATTAAAAAAGTGTTTAATAGTATTGAAGAACTAGAATTTTTTAATAAAAGAGCTGTTTTTGTGTATCTAAGAGAAATTTCAGGCTTAAATAGTTCAGAATTAAGTTCATCTTTGTCAAATATTAGAAAAATTTATAGAAAAGTAGTTGGACCTAATAATATGTTTGATTTCTATGACAATTAAAGGATTTTTATGAAAAACGATATTGAAAAAGTTTTAGAAAAAAATGAAAAAAACGAAGTAAAAGAAGAAAGAATTAAAAATTTTGCTGACATTCTTGATAACATTGATTCCCTTGAAGATAAAAAAAAGATGCTATGGAAAGAAATATATGAAAATGCATTAGAAGATCGAGAAAAAGCAAAAATGCTTTTTAATGATGCATATATTTCAATGACAGGTGGCGTTAATGAGCATATGAATATTGGTGCTATTATGTCAAAATATCTTGAAAGAATGACAAGATCAAATGATCAAATTCTCAAATTAGCAGAGCTAATTGCAAAAGAAGAAGAAAAGTCTGAAACTATTAGTGAAGACGATATATTTGGAAAGATTAATGGCTAAACATGTTTAAAACAGGAATAGTACTACATTATATAAGCGAATACTCTATTTTAGAAAAAGATAAAGCATTTATTCTACTTAGCGAAGAAATATCAAAAAACAAAGAAATTCAACCTACATTAAAAACAAATACATTAGATAGTTTTTGTAATAATTTACCTATAGGGACGATTATATGTAAAAATCTTACAGCTTCAGAAGATATTATAGTAGTATGTTTTCCTGTTTTTTCTTCACATTTATCTCTTCCAGTAAAACCAGGAGAAAAAATATGGTATTTTGAAGACACAGAAAATACTTTTAAAGACGAAGAAATAGAGTCAAATTCAATTTTAGGAGTTAAAAATTTTTGGATTAGTCGAAAAATAGGCTCAAAAATATCAGAAGATTTAAATTTTACTCATATTCAAAGAGATTCACTTTTAAGTGATATTGATTTAAATAAAATAGAAAATATTGCTTTAGAAATGTACCCTGGTGACGATGTTGAATCTAAAAAATCAAGAAAAAAATTCATAAAAGAACAAAGTAATTTAGTTCTAATTCCTGACATTAAGAATAAAAAAATATATAGTGAAAGATACAAGAATATTCTTCCTGATATCTCTAGCATTTATAATGATGAAAAATTATTAAATTTATCAAATACAGCTGTTCCTAGATGGTACTCAAAACCTTATGAATTTACGCTACAAGGGTCAAATAATAATATATTAAACTTAACAAAAAATAACAACACTAAAATTTCTAATAGAGGTGCTGTCGACTTAATTGCAGGACGACATTTATTAAACGAATATTTTGACAAAAGTGAAGAAGATTTTTTAAGCATTGATTTAAATCAAAAAACAATAAAAAATTTATCAAAAACTGAATCAGAAAAATACATTCAGAATATTTCTAAAGACGGAATTTTAAAATTAGATATTACAAATCCAGTATTGAAAATAAAAAACACAGAAGGAATTGAAGAAGTATTAAAGAATCAAGAATATTATTTAAAACAAAAACTTTCTGATGATAATATTCAATCTTTAGAAGGTTTTCGTGATTTCTTAACTGATGCTTCACGTATTTATTTGAGTGAGTTTGAGGAAATTGATAATAAAAATAACATATATTATGACACAAACTTTTTCACAAATCAAAGAGTCTTAAATCATGAAAATCAAGTTATCTTAGAAACCGTATTAGAAAAAGATTATTTGAACAACAATGAAATAAATATTAAAAATATAGAAACAAAAAATTTTAATATAACGTCAGGAATATTACCTACAATACTTCTTAAATCAAATAATATTAGGCTCGTTGCAAGAAAAGCATATGAAAACTCTTTTGAGGACAAAAAACTAGAAGAAGGATCAATTCGACTTGTTAAGGAAAGTAATGATTACTTAACATATTCACACTTGGCAATGGAGTCTAATGGTGACGTTGCAATTGATGCAAACACTTTATATTTAGGAAACTTTCAAAAAGAGCTTGTAAAACAAAATAAACAAAATGAAGATACTAGTATTGAAGATTTAGTTGAAATGCATGGTAAAGGAAGTACTGTCCTTATAGGATATGATCCTGTTATCTCTGAACCTTTAGTTTTAGGCGAAACACTTAAAAATATGATTGCAGAGCTTATAGACTTAAATTTGCTTTTAGCTGAAGAAGTAAAAATACTGGCAGAAAATCTTGAAATGCATCAACACTTAGGAATTCCTTTTACAGGTGTTTCACAAGGTCCAGTTAATCCATTACCCTATAATGGTTATCACTCTATAGCATACCCAGACTTAAAATCAAAACTTGAAAATATAAAAAATAACCTAAATCATATTCTTTCTAGAATAGCAAAAACCTCTTAATACATAATTAATATTAAACAAAACAAAGGTTGATAATAAAAATGTCTGAACTTGGTCAATCAATAAGGCAAATTAGAGAAAGAGGAGAATATAGCTTAAGAAATAGGGAGATTGTACCTACACCTTTAGGAATAAAAACTCCTTTGGAAAAAGGTTCTTCTAGAAATGGTGAAAGTATATTTAAAATGCATTACAGCATTGTTGATCAAGTAGTTGATAATTTAAAAAATTTATTAATGACACAAAAAGGTGAAAGACTAGGCTTTGAAGACTTTGGAACGCGTTTAAAGCAAATTTATTCAAATACAGATTTAAATGAAGAAGAAATTGTTGAAAAAGCATCAGCTGACATTAGTGATACTGTTAAAAAATATATGCCTAGTATAAGATTAAAAGATTTTTATTCAGAAAAAATAGTAGAAGATACAAATATTAATGCACAAAATATAAATGGTAGAAAATTAATGGATGCAATGGCTTCTGATGTTTTATTTGACGAACCTAGAATTAGTGAAATAAACAAAGATAATCAAAATTTAGATAGCATATATAAAATTATTATAAGTTTTACTATACCTGCTTTGAGTAACGAAGAAAAATCTTTAGAAATATTTGTAAATAGTGGTAAATAAAGGATAAAAGATGCCAATAAATCAAAAACAGCTTGAAAATCAAAGAAAAAAGCAATTTATTAATCAAACATTTAGTGATTTTAGACAAGAATTACTACAATATGCAAATACTTTCTATAGAGAAAATATCGTTGATTTTTCAGAAGTTTCTTTAGGCGGAATGCTTCTTGATTTTGCAGCAATTGTAGGTGATTCTTTAGTTTATTATGCCGAACAACAATTTAATGAACTAAGTTATGAAACTGCTACAGATCCTGATAATATTGTAAAGCATCTAAGAAGAGCAAATATAAAAAATTCTAAGGCTTCACCTTCTTCAGTAGAAGTTTCTTTTTCGATTGAAGTAGAAAAAGAACCAAGTTCAAAAGAATATGATCCTCATCCAATCTTAGAATTGTTACCTATAATCAAAAAAGGTACAAAATTGCAAAGTAAAAATGGTATTAATTTTTCATTACAAGAAGATGTAGATTTTAGGTCAGGGTATATGCAAGAAATAGGTGAAGAAAATGCAGACGGAAGTATATTTTCTTTATTTTTGACAAAAAAAGGAATATGTGTTTCTGGGCAAATCTCTGAAGAAGTATTTACTTTTGATAATACAGAAAGTGACTATTTTTTATCTGTTACACTTGGACAAGAAAACGTAACAGATATTATAAGCATTATAGATGATCAAAACAACGAATACTTTGAAGTTGACTATTTGTCACAAACTACTGTTTATAAAAAAGTAGAAGACTCTAACGATAATTATATGACAATTTTGCCAGCACCATATAGATTCGTTAAAGAAGAAGTATTTGATTTAGGAAAAACAATTCTTAGATTTGGAAATGGAAATGGTAAGTCTGTAAAAGATAATGTCTTTTATAACCCAGAAGATTTATTACTTCCATTAAAAGGAAAAGATGTTATAAATAGAGTTGATCTAGACCCAGGAATATTATTACAAAACAATACACTTGGTGTTTCTCCAGCTGGTTCAACATTGACAGTTTTATATAAACATGGCGGAGGAATATCTCATAATGTACCTACAAGAAGTATTAATAAAATAGTAGAAACTCCAATAATTGTATTTCCAAACTCTACAGAAAATACTTTAGAGACAGATATTACTCAAGTTACTAATTCACTTAGCATAATTAATGAAGAAGGTTCAATAGGTGGTACCCAGCCTTTATCTTTAAACGAATTAAAAGAAAAAATACCTTCCACATTAAGAGCACAATCTAGAATTATAACTAGTGAAGATTTATTATCAAGAATATTAACTATGCCTTCTGACTTTGGAAGAATAAATAAAATTGCTGCTCTTGATGGATTATTTAATTCTTCTGCAAAAGATCTTTTCATTACCTGTAAAGATTCAAGTGGATTTTATACAAATGCTTCAGATGCAATAAAAACTAATCTTTCAAACTATATAAATGAGTATAGACTAATAGGTGATAGCTTTAATATCTTAGATGTTCCAGTTTATAACTTTGGACTTTCATTTAAAGTAAAATTAAATGCTAGTAAAGATATAGAAACAACTTTAACTGATATTAAATCTAGAATTATAGAAAATATGAGATTTGATTTATTTCAAGTTGGAACGCCTATAAATGTTAGCAGAATAGAAAAAATAATTCTGGATACTGAAGGTGTAAGTTTTCTAATTACACCAAAAATATCTTTAGTCGTATCAAAAAGCTCAGAAGATGCATTTTTTGATACGGAAACGATTGAAGAAAAATCATACAATGACAATGTATTTAATCCACAGATTTTATTTAATAAAGTAGATGGAATGATATATCCACCTCGAGGAGGTATTTTTGAAATAAGATATACTTCTAAAGACATTACAATTTTTGCAAACTAAATAAGGAAAACTTATGATTATTATACTTGAGCCTCAAAAAGATACATATGTTACAAATCTTAAGACACTTAAAAATGACGGTGCAAAAGCTAATGTTGGTCACGCAGCGACAATAGATTTTTTTAAACTTCATAATGAAAATAAATATTCACATTCATGGGCAGCTTTTGATTGTCAAAATATAGATATAAATGATGAATTTACTTTAAATTATTTAGATGGTACTAGTTTAACTTTTATATTTAATGATAGCAATACGAAAGATGGAAGTATAGACGGACAAAATAAAATCATTGTTGGTATTAGTAATTTTCTAGGAGATGAAAGCAAAGCTAGCAGATTTAGAGAATCTTTGAACAGTATCAATTCAAACAATAATCATGATTTAAAAATTGATATAGTAGCATACAATAATTCAAGCAATCAAATTTTATTAAAACAGAATCAACCTGGTGAATCTGGTGATATAGGTTTTACACTACCTGATAATATTACACATGTTGGAAACTTAGATAAATTTGCTAGAATTGATTATAGCGCAGCATTAATTAAATTTAATCTTGAAAATTTTAAGTCAAAATTTGAAATAAATGATTTAATCGGGGACGGTGCTTTTAATAACTTAAAAGCAAACTTAATTTTAAAAGATGTGACAACTGGAATATCAAAGCCTAAGAATTTTACTTTAGAAGCTTTTGCTCTTCAAAAAGACTTTAACGAAGGTTTAGGAAAAGATACAGTTCATTTTTCTGATACTTCAATCGCAAACTTTCAAAGTTTTGATGACACAGAAAGTTGGGAGATAGAAAGTTTTATTTCAAGCTCTGAAGCTGTTGAAATAACTAATTCTAACTTTGAAGTTATAAAAGGAGATGAAGACTTAGTCTTTGAAATCACAAGTTATATAAAAGATAAAATTATTAATCTTGATAACAAAGGAATCTTAATTAAGTTTCCAAATGCAGAGTTATACGATAAAAAGTCTTATTTTGCTAAAAGAGTAGGCAGTCGTCACTTATTAAACAAAAGACTTGTACCTGAACTTAGAATATACATCGATGATTCTTCTTATCATATACCTGTTAGCTCTTTTAATAAACAAAGATTTTTAAATAATTCTGAAATTTTTTATTTGTTTAATAGAGCTAGTGGAACCTTAATAGATTTTGTTAATCCTGATCCTTTGATATATGATAATATAAAATTTAAAATTACAAGTAAAGATAGTACTACAGATCTTGTTACACCAGTAATTGCAGATGATAACAATATAGAAAACTTTAAAGGAAATAGTTTAACAGGCATTTATAAAGCTACTGTAACTGTTGATAAATTTGACAGTAATGTCAACAGTTTACTAAAAAATAATAAACTTGAAGCAAACTATGTGTGGTATTGGTCAGACAACGCTGAAGAAAATGCAGCTGACGATAAAATTATTTTAACACAAAGAGTTGACTTTTTACTTAGTGAAAGCTTAGACAGCTTTAATTTTGAAAACTTAATATCAGTATTAAAAATTGATGAAAACTTTATTAGCGGTGATGATTGTATATCATCCATGAAAGTATACTTTGTTGACACAACAAAAGAATTTGATGCTGTAAAAACACCTTATGAGTTACCAAGTGAAAATCTAGGAGATGCATATTATCAAGTATATGATGTTGATAATGATAAAATTTTAATTGATTATCACGAAAATGCTACAAAAATGTTTTATGATGGTGAAAAATATATTTTTGATTTTTATGCGCCCAAAAAGTTTAAAGACGCTAGAATAAACTTTAAATTTAAATATAAAGATACAATAACACAAGTAGATAAGTTTATCTACAATAAAAACTGGTCAATTAGGGTGATATAAATGATCTCTTCAAATAATAATAGCTTATTTTTACCTTCAAACAATAGTTTTAACTACACAGAAATTAGTGAAGAAGAAATTGAAAATTTTGCTAAAAGTTTAAACATAATAGACCCTTCTCAGCTAACGTCTGAAGAATTGTCTAATATTTACAAAAGAATAGATAACTATCAAGGCTTGTTTACGACTCAACAAGTAGAAAGTGTAGATTACAATAAATTTAATCAACATGTTTTTTTTGATTCTGCAGTTAGTAAAGTTTCTTATTCTTTTGACAGAATTCAAAATTTTCCATACGATCTTGACGAATTAGAAAATATAAAATTTAACAATAAAACTGATGGTTACACAAACTTTATTGCAAAAAAAGTATATCCTCAAAGTCTAGGATACGTAAAATTTTTAGGTAATGAAATGGTAGTTGTTTATGATGAACAAGGAAAAATAATAAGCAACGAGTCTGAAAATACACAAAGAAAAATAGGAATCTTAAATCCAGAAAATAGAAGATTTTCTTTTGATTTTTGGTTAAATCCTCATTCAAACAACTTTGTAAACAATCAAATTGTATTTAATAAGATAAACATCGAAAATGTTAACAATGAAAATGTAATTGATAATGGTTATTTGTGTTTTATACAAGAAAACAATAATGACGCGTCAACTTGTTATATTTGTTTTGCTATTTACATTGATAAAGTATGGAAAGAAAGCAAAACATTAATTAAAAAAGATACATTTCAGCATATTAACATAAGCATAGGTTCTAAAAAAGGAGAAAAATCTATTGATTTTGTAATAGATGGAAATTTTATTGATGAAGCTAATGTTTTAAATCAAAATAGTTTACAAAATAAAAGCTTTAATGAGAGTTTTAAAAATAAAGATATTCCTTTTGTAATAGGTAGTACTTTTATAATAACAGATTTAGGTGTTTTAAATACAATAAGACATAATGGTGAAGTTTTTAATAATTTACGTGCTGATATTGATGAATTTAGAGCATTTCATAAAATAAGAAGTTATAAAACAATTAAAAAAGAAATGCACAAAAATATTTTTTCTCAAAAAGATTTAAAGCTTTATTTAAGATTTAATGAACCTTCAGGTAATTATAATAATAGTTTTTTATGTATTGATTATTCAGGAAATAAGTTGCACGGAATATTATATAACGTAAGTAATAATATAGAATTACTACAAGATACAACAAATAATAAAATCAATATTAATACACCTTTAAATTTAGAAAAATTAGAAGAATCACCAGTATTAAATTCTTCTTATCCTGAAATAAAATCTACAAGAGATAGACTAATATCTATCGCTAAAGATTTTGATAATAATAATCCTAATCTAATTTTTAATTTAATGCCTAAACACTATTTCTTAGAATCTTCTGATTTTCAAAGCCTACCTGTATATAGTAATACTTCTTCTTATGAAGAAATAGAAGAATTATCAGTAAATGAAAACGGAGAAGTAGTTTCAAGAAGTAGTCTAAAAGCAATAATTCCAGCTAATAATGAGCTAGTAAATATTGTTTTAATATGGGCTAGATTTTTTGATCAATTAAAAGTCTATATTTCTTCTATAACAAATTTATTAAATGTAGACTATGACTCAATTAACAATAATAGAGTAATAGGAATGCAGATACCTTTATTGTGCAAAATGTATGGTATTAAATTTAGTGAAATTTTTTCATCTATTACAAAAAATAAATTAAATAGTGAAAATTTATTATACGAAGATGTAATATCAGATTTAAGCATAAGAAAAATACAAAATGCACTTTGGCAAAGATTTTTAATAAATACACAAGACTTTTTAAGATCAAAAGGAACAATTAGAAGCATAGAGTCTACATTTAATAGTTTTGGAATTGATTATACAAAGTTAGTTGAAATAAAAGAGCAATCTTCAAATAATACTATTGACTTTAAAAATAACTATAAGTTTGAAAACATTAAAAAGTTTTTTGCTGACTTTGGAAACAATCAAAATATTAGTAGTAGTCCTATTTTTAATGATGTTCAAGTAGATAGTTTTTCTGAAAATAAACTTTTTCTTGAAATTCCTAATATAAAAACCAAGACAAACAGTCAAAAAAATAACTTAGATAGTATTTCCAATTTTATAGGTACAAACTGGTCTTTTGAAATATTTTTTGATTTTAACGAAGTTATTAATAATATTAAGTTTTTAAATCTTCAAAAAGAAAATCAAATAATTGAAAATAATATTAAATTTAATAATAAGCAATATTTGTTTAGATTTGATGATAATCAAAACATAAATATTGTCAGCGTAAAATATCAAAGAAAAAACAACTATCATAGTAAATTAGGTACTTTACTAATTGAAATAAGAACTGTCGATGGTGTGTCTAAATACAATAATACTTTATTGATAGATGATGTAGATATTTTTTCTCAAAACTACTATTTTTGTTTAAAACAAAGTAAACAAGGAAGTATTATCACACATACTGCTATCTTAAAAGAGATAGGGGATCAAGTTAAAATAAAAAAATATCATGTAGTAAAAAAATCTATTGATATTGAACAAACTTTAGAAAGTGATATTTTTTCAAATGCAAAAAATCTATCTTTAAGAATAGGTGATTATAACTATACTAATGTACTTAATACAATTGAAGATAATGGCTTGTTTCAAGGCAGAATTTATAAACTTAGACTTTGGAAAAAAGACTTAAATGAGACAGAGTATTTATCGCATAGCAAAAATATAGATAATATTGGTACTGAAGATTTAAGCCCATACAATACTCTTGTATTTGATTTTGAAATTAAAAATATAGAAAACGAATATGATCAAAACTCTCAAACATATTTATGGAATATTGAAGACAACTCTAGAAATAGAGACTCAGATGGTAATGCTGTAAATGAATGTAATTTAAAAACTAAAAATCAAAATATGTTTTCAGTTATAAATTTTAAAAATTTAATTATTAAAAGTCAAAATTCTAAGTTTGATGAATCAAATACTCAAAACAAAGTAAATATTATAAGCTATGAAGATCCTGCTAACAAAGAAGTTACACAAAACTTTAATAAATATCCATCTTATAGTATACCTTATGATTTTAATTATGAAAATATTAACAGAGTTTCAATTGACATGTCAATAGTAAAAATAATTAATGATGATATATCAAATATTATTTCAAATATGAATGATTTTGTTTCAAAAGTCTCAAATTATAATGCTAAATATGAATATCAATATAAAGATTTAGAGGCAATAAGAAAAAGCTACTTTGATAAATTTAAAGAAGATAATATTATAAATTACTTTTCCTTAATTAATGTATTTAAATATTTTGACAATATAATGTCTTCAGTTTTATATGATATTGTACCAAGCAGAGTCAAATTTGAAGGTTTTAACTTTGTTTATGAATCTCACATCCTAGAAAGACACAAATATCAAAACAAAAATAAAGATAGTATAAATACAATAGTAGGCGAAAATGATGTAAATTTTTCTAGAAACAATATTAACGCTAGAAGAAGCTTACAATATAATAAAAATAGAAGACAAATTTAATCAAAGAGTAAAGTATGGCTTATTTTATAGACAAAAATGTAACATTTTTTGAAAGTAACTATGAATACATAAACATAGAAAAAAATTTTTTAACTTTAAAAGAAAAAAATAATATTGTCAATAAAGTAAGTTATATTGATGAAAATGGAACACACAACGGAACAATTTTTATAGGTTTAAACTCTACTTTTACAAAAAACAATACTTTAAATAGTGATTTTTACAAAAAAGATGATATTATAGATCAAGAAATATCGTCTTTTAATGATAGTCAGGAGTACAATGGAAATAGAATTACTGTTTCTAATAACCCAAATATCTATCAAGCTTCTTATGGTCAAGATAATCCTGATCCTATATTTGAGGCAATTGCAAATGAGCCTTTTGATGACTTAGATAACATAGAAAATATAAACGAGTTTTTTCTAATGCCTCAAGAAATAAAATACCCGAGGTACTTTAATGCTTATTCACTTTCTAGGCTTAATTCAAATATTTGCGTTTTTGGTATTCTAGAAAGTATTGATGGAACAATGACAACAGAAAAAAGTCTTAAAGGAATAAAAGTTGAATATTTGAAAAACGGGAGTGACTCAAGAGGAAGATCATTGATAATAAGCGATAAAATTAGTTTAAGTGACTTAAAAGTAGATAGTAGTGGTAAGACAGTAAATGCTATAGAAGAATATTCAGATGAAGAGTATACTGATCTTGTAACGGGCGGTGATATTTTATTGCAAAGATCTTTTAGATATACAAATAGAGTTATTAATGGTCAAGTTTATACAGTTTTTGATACTTCAGAAAATGCTTCAAGCTCTATTCCACAATTAACAAACAAAATAATATTTTATACTGAAGATAATAGTAATGTTGCTCCATTTGATGACACAAGAATACTAGGACTTAATAACACAAACTATGCTGAAGATGATATATATTTTTCTGCAGGACAAGATAACAACAATGCAAATGGTGGTCTACCAGATTCTATTGCTTTCTCAGGAGAAGGAAACTAATGCCTAAAATATTAAATAAAAAAAGTAATTTAATAAAAGGAAATATTACAGATATTGTGCCTGTATCTAATTTAAGATCTTTAAGAATTACTTTTAGTTTTTCAGTAGAAAAAGAACATGATTTAATTTATAAAAAAAGTGCTTCTCTAATACAAGCTTTTAATAATATATTAAATGCAAACAAAAGCATAAGTCTTAATACACTTATTTTTAAACATGTACATACATTTAATGCAATAAACTATACAGAGACAATATACACAAGAGTTTCTAAATCACAATTTACAAAAGATTTTAACGAAGGTTTTTTGCTAAATACTAACGGTATTTTTATAATAGAAAATAGATCTAATTTAAATAATTTTGTTTTAAATCAAATCAACAATATTACAGTTACTGGTCTGTTGAGCACAAAATATACACAACAAGAATTTGATTTAAAATTTCAAAATTTTACATTTGATGCACAAGGAAATGCAGAAAACTTTTTATATTTTGAAAAACTAGGTGCACCTAAATCAGTAAATTCAGGAACACTAACAAAATCTATTAAAAACATATTAAAAGAAAATAGTTCTGAAATTGGTACGTTGCCAAGTTCTATTATAACAGATGGTAAAAAGTTACAAAATTACAATGATTCTTTTAAAGAATATAATCTTTTTGAGTTTAAAGAAAATCAAACAAATTCAGCGCAAGGAATAGGTTTACCAGTTAGAAAAACATATAGTAATAGTGAATCTAGAGAAGATCAATTATATATTACTTCAGATCAAAATCTATTAGACAAAAATAATTTCAATAGAAGTGAATATTATTTTGATGATCAATTTTATGTTTATGGAAATAGTAAAGTAATTCACTCTCCTAACAGTTTAGGACCTGTTGAAAATTTATTGTTTTCAAATAAAAATATAGATAAAAAAGATTTAGATAGTGTAATAAAACAAAAAAGATTTAATGAAGAATTTACTCCTTATGACGAAAGTTTGTATACTTTAAGTAGTAACTCAAATGATCCTTTAAAAATAGAAAATAATTCTTTCTATAACAAAACTATCAACAGAACTAATAAAAAAAATTATGCTCTCAGTAATGAAAAGCAAATTAAAATAATCTTAAAAGTAAATAAAGATAATACAAATAATGGTGTTGATCTTCATCTTTTAAATACAAAATTTGCGCATAATAACGAAGACCCTTCAGCAGATATTGATGGCTTTTCTGACTCAATAACTAATACAACATATATGAATTTCTTAAATGATACATCTTTTAGTATTAGTTCACATTTCATGCCTACAGCGTACTGGGACTTTGCAAATAATGAATGGAACTATTTAGAAGGCATAAAACTTAATAATTCAAACTATAATTCTTGGAAACATATTCTAGGATATAGAAACGACTTGTTTCAAAACTCTTCTTTATACAGAACTGATATTTTGAAAAGTTTTAGCAAGCAATCAGAAACTATAGATGCTTTACAGGAAAATATAGACTTACGCAATATTATGCATTTTGCTAAACCTTTACTTACTACACCAGGTATGCGTAATGATGGCAGTTTTTTAGAAAATAATCATGGTGATATTTACAATAAAAATCCAATAGGACAAATAACAGATACATATGGATTTCCCTGGAAGGCAACGTGGCAATCTCAATCAGACCATCAACTAGATATGTCAAATTATATTTCCAAAGATTTTCTTTTAGAAAAAATTATAATCAAAGGAAAATATACTTCTAAAGGAGAAATGCCAGTTAAAAAAGGTAACTATTACAGCAAATATTTAGATGATCAAGGTTTAGAGTTTTCAAACTTTAATGATCCTTATACGATGAAAGATGATCATAATGGTGTAGTTTCAAATAATATAACTTTTTTTATTTTAAATGAAAGAAAAAATGAAAACTTTTTTGAAAATAATATAAATGTATCACCAATTCAAAGTTACAGTTTTTTTAATTTTGAAAATCAAAATAATTTATCATTACAAACAGTTGACGGAATAAAATATACAAACCAGTTAAATGATAGACTTTATAAAAGAGAAGGGGAGTTTTCCTCTTATTTCGGTTTTAATCACGACGTTGCTAATAAGCATACAATAAGTGTTGACAGTTTTGAACTTCAAGTAGACAAATTATATAACATAGACGATTTTAACAAAAAAAATATATCTAATGATTTTAAATATTACGATTATATTGGTGGTCAAATTGGATCATTTAATTACTCTAATTTTGTAAAAATAAAAAACAGTAACCAAAGTTCTGTTGGATCATTAGAGACAATTAGAAAATATAGTCCAGAAAATTGGAATGAAAATAATTTTAATGTAAATTTGACAAATCAACCTTTTGCAGAAGTAGAAAGACTTTTTCTTTTTGAAAAAACAACTCTATTATATAATGATCCAGATGTTTTAATCGACTCTTCTCTAGATAAACTCGATACAAGTAGAAGCAGAGATCTTGTAACTTATTCTAATTTACTGTTAGTTAGCAAAGAAAACAATGTATCTTTAGATGAAAAAGTTTTTACTAATATTGACAAAAAAATAACATTACAAAGTAGTCAAGACAATATTTTAAATCTAAATGTTTCTACACCACAAAGCTTTGTTATAACAAGCTTTTGTAAAAATCAAAATATTTCTGACTATACAGATGAATCTGAATATAAAATAAAAAGTAACTTGTCATTAGCCGATCCAAGTGATGAAGGAAATAATTATTATCATGCATCTTATAACTTAGAAGGCAAGTTTTTAGGAGAACCAAACGGCTTAGGTATATCGTCTGATCGTATTATTGATAGAGAAGTTTTTGCTTTAGATAAAAAATACGATTCTTACAAGACAAAAAGTGGAAAGTATATACAAAGCAATAATGAAAGTTTATCAATTGTTAAATCAAACTATATTCTAAAACCAGAAGATAGACTTGTTTTTGGCGTAAGCTCTAATAGTAACGGTCAAGTAATGCCAACAGTATTTCAGCTTCATGACGAGCTTGAAATAACTCTAGTAGGAAGAGACTTTTTAGATAACACACAATATAAAAACAACTATTCAAAGTCTATTAGAAAGCCAGTCATTGGAGATAATTATATTGACAAATCAGGGCACAGTGTTAGTCAAACAAAAAACTCATATTTTGACAATGTTTGGGAAAATATAAGAAATAAAAGTAATAACATTGAAAAGAAAATTCTGTTAGGAAATAATTCTTCAAAAGAATTTGGAACATACTCTGGTGTGATTACATTAAAAGAAGAAAACAATAAAAATTTTATAAAAGATACTGTAAATCCTTCTTTAGGTTTTATTTATAAAAATTGTTATCAAAAAAATGAAGTTAAACTATATGATTTTAGTAATATTAGAAATAGTAATATTTTTACTTTAAATGATTTGAGTTATGACTATAATGATGTAATTAGTATAGTTAGTAGCTTAATAAATGACAATAGTTTAAAAATAGGAATTTCTTCTACAAATAAAATAGTTCTAACAGAAAACTTTACATCAACTGAACTTCAAGGGTATGATCAAAATAATGCTTTCATAAATAGTTTGATTAGCGACTGGCATAATACACATCACTTAAATAGATTTAAAAATTTATTACAACAAGACGAAAATATTGTAATAGATGATTATACAAGAAATTATTTTGAAGAAGACGTTCAAGTTTATATAGATAAAGATAGTTTTACTTGTAACAGTATACCTCTGCAAAATTTAAATTTGCTTCAAAGTTTATATTCTTTTAATAACGAGTATAGCAATATAATTTCAACCTATAGTGATCAAAATCAAATCAATGTTAACGATAGTAATTTTAAACTTTTCATGGATTATGAGCAAAGATACAAACAAAGTTTAAAAAACTTTGTTTTACCAAAGGTAACATTTAACAAATATCAACATGGCATTCAAATAAAAAATTATGAAAATTTTTATTCTAAAGATAGAGACTTAATAAATAATTTTATTTTAAGTAATAAAAATACTAGTTTTTATCAAAATAGCAATCCTGTAGAAAATGTAGATTTTGTAGTAATTCAAAATCCTTCACAGAATAGTAACATAGAAGGTTGTAGTTTACAATACTTGTCACTAGACGATCCTAGTAAAACAAATTTAAGAGAATATTGTAGTGACATTATTTTTGATTCTGATAAAAATAATATAAATGAAAATTCTCAATGGCATCTTGTTATTCAAATGCAAAAAGATAAATTTAAGTATTTAATTTCAAATTTAAATGAAGAAACAAAAAAGAAATATTTATCTAGTTTTAGTTTTTCAAATAGAAACACGTTTCCGGAACTTCATTTATTTTTAAACCCAATAAACGTATTAAATAACAATAATTTAAATTTTGAAAAAGTACACAAATGTGCTAGAATACATGTTAAAGATAGTAATATAACAATACCTGTTACACAAATTGTAAAAGGAGAAACTTATAGAATAAATTCTGGTCCAAATAGTTCTATAACAACTCAAGATTCTGGGTATAATTTCATATCAGAATTTGGTGCGTCAAGCAACATTGTAGGAGAAGAATTTACTGCAAATAGAGATGGTGTAGAAGGCGTCGATACAGATATACCAACAGTAAATAAATTAGAAGACTTATACCTGTTACTAGTTCCGCTTTATTTCTGGGAAACATTAGAAATAAATGATCAATATTTACAATCGAAAAGCTTTTATAGCAATATTAGACAAAGTTTATCTGATATTCATGATACTTATCCTTCTTGGTATGCAGCATTAAATAACGGTGAAACTGTAAAAGACTATGATTTGTACAGGTGCTTTTTAAATGATGATGATTATCCTTCATATGAATTAGGAGGAAAACATTTCCCTCCAGATCTTGTTAAAGTTGTCGACTTATTTAAAGTACCTTATACTATACAAGAGTTTAAAGATGCTACTTTTACAAGAGATGATAATGTAGTCCTTAATTTTAACTTTGAAAGAAACTTATTAATAAATGAAAATTATGATCTAGAAGTTTCTTTAGCTAATTTTTCTAACAATAACAGTCTAAATGAAAAACTTGTTATAGATAAAAAATCAAACGATATTGAAAAGCTAAGAAATAATTTTGAGATTGTAAATAAAAATACAGACTTTTTTATACACGAAAAATACTTTGAAAATAATAGGGTTTTACTTGATAATAGACTGGACAGAATATTTAGCCCAGATATTTCTGACTATCAATTAAATGAAAAAGTTTATCGATCGAAAATTTATAAAAAGTCAGGAAGTAGCTTCATAGAGACTCAATATTACTTAATATATAAGATAAATGAAGCTTATATTAGATCATATACAAACTCACAGTTATCTTTTTTAAATGATGACAATAATGATAGTGTTAACAATGATGCGCCTGCAAATAGTTATTACATAATTGATTTAATATGCTTTGATTCGAACAACAGCACTTTAAGAAAAGATTATATTAATTTTGAAAATAAGATGTTTAATATAACAAGAAATGATACAATTAGAATATATGAAAATAGTTTAAAAGACAATTATTCCTTAAATCAAAATCAAAATAACCAAAGTCAAAAATTTAATAATGTCCCTTATTTTGATATAGATTTATCAATGAAAACTATAGATTTGTTTTTAAACAAAGAAGTAAATTCAGGTGAATTCATACCAGGTTTTAAATATAAAATAAGTGTAGCTTTAAATACTGACTTTGTATCAGAGCATAGTGCAGATGATAATAATGTAGACACAGAATTTATCGCACAAACTGAAGGTACTGGTAACGGTAAGGCCATCTGTTTAGAGAGTTATACGTCAAATATTATAGACTTTACTTATTTCAAAATACAAAAAAATAATACATTCTCACTTAGAGAAAACGCAACTAACAAGATAATACCTTTAGACTTAAGCGAAAATTCTACGCTAACATCAGAAAATTTTGAAAGTCTTTATGATAACAGTATAGTTAATGCAGATTCTTTTCTATATAACACTAGATCTTTTGGTACTCCTATTTTTGAAATTAAAGATAACTTAAGTTACTTTAATTCAGCAGAAAATCTAGAAAATAATCTAAAGAATTTTATGTATGGATTTAGCAAAAGAAAAGATCGATATCCAGTTGATAAATTAGATGGATTTAAATATGGTGTTGAAAACGGAAGCAAAAAGTCTTTAAATTATTTCTATAGTAACAAAAGTTATGGCAATTTTTCTGATAAAGTGATGGGCTCTACGAATACTACTTTTGTTAAAAAAGGAAATGCTGGTGAAAATATAATATCGAGACCTGTAGAGAGAAGATTTGTTAATCAAAACTACAGGTTTATTAGTGAAGATTCTGCTTTATATACTTATAATAAAGATATTTATTGTAGAAGTACTTATCCTTATATTGAAGATGAAACGAATGAACTTTCTCAATACTATGTAAATGTTTCATAAAAGAAAGAACTAATATGTCTGGAATTTTAGATAAAAAAAGCAGAATTATAGATTTTGCAATAACTGAAAATGGTCGTTTTCAATTAGAAAATGGTGACATAAGATATAAATTTGCTACTATTAGTGATAAGTCTATAATTTATACAAAAGATCATGAATTATCAAAAAGTAAAAAATCAGATGTTTCAAAGTCAGAGTTTGATTATATACCTTTAGAAATATCTACTAAATTAAACGATGAAATTAATCCAGAATTTGATATAAGAGAGTACTTTTTATATGATAACAACAAACTTAAAGATTTTAATTTTCAAGAAAACTCTGATTTTTTAAATCAAGTAGATAAATTTTTAACTAATTCAACATTAGGAAATAATTTAAAAAACTTAAAATGCTTAACAACAAAAACTAGTTTAAATAGTAATAAAAGCTTAATCTTTAAAGACTCAGGCTTTTTAAATAATGATATAGACTTTAGTAATTCAAAAATAAACAAATATTTAACAGTAAAAAAAGAAATTATAAGCGAAAAAGAGCTTCCAGTTATTGCATTAGATAAAAGATTTTCTCATAAAACAAACTTTATGTTTTTACCTCCAAAAAATGGTGAAGGAGAAAATCTCTATAAAGACAGCCAATACTCGAATATTAAAAATTTAGACAAAGATAATTCAGTTGGATTTTTATTTAGCAGTTATAATAAAAAAATAAAAAGTAAAAATATTTCAAATAGAAGCAAGCAAATTCTAGAGTTAATCAAAGATTTGCAAAAAGATAAAGAAGTACATAAAAAAGTGTATGAGATTGAAGAATCTTCTGACATTTCAACGTTTATTTTTGAGCTTTTTGAAGTAGATAGTAATCTAAAAAAATTAAAAAAACTTCATTTTATAAAAGTTGGCGATTTTTATGATAAAAGTAATTACACAACTAAAAAAGTATATTTAATTGGTAAGATTTTTAATACAAGAGATAGTTCTAAAGATTTAGATACAATTTTTACTTTTAATAACGGTAACATAAACTTGCAAAGCAAAAGTGTTTTTGCATTATCAGCATATTTTTCTTTTGTAAACTTATTTACTTTAATAATAGAATAAGGGTAAAAAATGTCATTAACTAATTCAGTAGTAAAAAATACAATAAAAAATATCTATAAGAATAAAATATTTAGCTTGACACCAGAAGGGCCTAAATCAGATCAGTTTTTATTTGTAATTCCTTTTTCTATTTCAAAAAGTCAGCATGATAATATAAGTCAGATACAGATTGTTTGTCAAAATAAAAATGCATTTAATAATAAATTTAAAAACTCTTTGTTTGATAAAACAAAAAATCTAAAAAAATATATTTCTAGTAGTTTTTCTGATAGGATTTTAGAAAACGAATCAAGAAAAAGTATCTTTTTAGATTATAATACTTCAAATAGAAATAATGACTTATTTACAGAAAATTTTGTTTTTAAAAAAGAAGATTTCAATTCTAACTTAAACAGTCTTTTTACAAAAAATGATGAATTAAACAATGAAACTTATTTGCTTAGTTTAGGTAAAGCTTTTTCAAAAAGTATTTTTTCAAATAAAATAAATGCAATAAGAATTGTACTTTTAGATAAAAATAATTCAATAATTGACAACTCTGATTTTTTGTTTGTTGATTTTGAATTTATTAAGAAAAAAAGAGCTGTTATTAATAAAAAGATTTTTTATCAAGAAATAACAAGAAATTTTGCAAATAATTCTACAATTCATTTTAGAAACGAAGCTTTTTTTGTAAAGCCTGGGAGTATCTTAGACACAAATAACTTTAGTAGACTAGATATTAACGTTAGTTATATGTCTGGAGATAATGTTTATACAATATCAAAATCAATAACTAATTTAGACATTTTTGAATATAAATTTAATAATTCAAATTTAAAAGCTTTTTTAAGCAATATTTCTTACGACTTTTTAACTAATAAAAATAAATTTGATTTTGAAATACAGTATGAGATTTTTTACAAAGATAATGATAATTTTAATAAAAACAATAGCTTGTTTTTGTCAAAAAGTCTAAGTTTTTTAAAAACTGATGGCCTATTGTTGAACATTTTTAACTTTACAAAAAATCTCATTATAGGAAAAATAAAAAGAGAACTTGCATTTAACTTAAGCTCTGAAATCATTAATGGTAAAATCCAGTCAATTTTAAAAATTAACAGTCTAGACAACAAAGAAATATTAAATTTTGTAAAAATTAATAAAATTTTTAAAAACAATAAACTTATAAACTTTTATTATAAAAATCAAAACTTTTCTTTAGAAAATAAAGTTAATTATATAGGAAAGTCTATTACGCAACTATTTGGTCAACAAAATCAATTAAACTTTTGGATAAATAAGACTTCTAGAAAGACTTTTTTTAAAATTGACTTTGAAATTAATGAAGTTAATTTTACAATAAACTTTAAAGATAAAGAAGTTATCTCAAAAGAAACATATGAAAGTTTAATTAACCAAGCAAATATACTATTTAAAAAAAATATGCAATCAAGTAACATTAAGCTAAATGTAGACTTAGATGAACAAAATAGGAGTATTTTTTCTTACGATAACTTTTCATTAATTAATGTTGAAGAGTTTAACGACATTGCTTTGAATTTTGGTTATATAGATTCAAACTCTCAAGGAGATATTCAGGCTTTTTTGGAAAACTGTATTGTTAAAATTGAAAATTCAACAAAATTAAACATTACAGAAAGTGAAGTATATAAAACAAACTATTTCTTTTTAAAATCTTTATTTGAAACAAGTAGTATAAATCAAGATCTTATTAATATTAGAAGAAACTTTATTGTTGATTATATTCAAACAAATGACTACTTTCATCTCACAAATACAAGAAAAAACATAAACAATTCAAAAATATTAGATTTCTTTCTTGAAAAAAATAATAGCAATTCTTATAAAAAACTTTTAAATATAAGTAATCTTAAGATTGAAAATGAGTTAATATTTAAAATTCTCCCAGTACCTTTTATAATAGCTACTAACAAAGGAAAAGGTTTTGATAGCTTAAATAATCCTATTAACGAAAGCTTTAATAATCAAATATCAGAGGACGAAAGAAATATACTTTCTCTTGAGCTTATAAACTATTTTTATAGTGGAAATAGTAATTTAAATTGGGATAAATTTAATAAATTTTTAACTACTTTTTTTGATGCTAATTTGTCTTCAAACTCTGTAAATTATTCTGAACTGTTTAATGAGTTGTATTCTTTAAACGTTGAAGAAAATTCAATATATAAAGTGAAAGAAAAATACGATACAGATACTATATTAGAATATATTAATATTGATAGACAAATAACAGAGTTACATGTTTTGACAAATAGCTTCGAAGAAAACATATATAGCAAATATTTTAATTTTGATAATGAGAATAACGAGTTTTTCTTTAAAGAATTTCCTTTAACAACAAAGTTTGAGGAAATAACATATAACAGTAATTTACAGAAAAGTTTTTTTAAAAATTTAGTTATTTTAAATGATATAAACAAAGAATTCAAAATTGATATTTCTTTTCTACAAGGGCTTTACTTAGACTCTAGAATATCTGAAATATCACCAAAAATAAGAATGAGTCTTTTCTTTTTAATGACTAACAAAGAAAGACAAATAAACGTACAAACAGAAAACACAGAATATTCAGTTGAAAATATTGCAGGTGATCAATATATAACTTACAATAAGGACTATTTTACTAATGAAAATAGATCAAGTAATTTTTCTGATTTTAATAGTTGCGTTGATAGTGCAATTATAAGTGTTAATATAGATGACTTTGAAGTTATTATTGATGCTGATAGTTTATCGCTTGATTTAAATAATTTACAAATTAGTCAGTATAATGCTTTCTTTGAATTCTGTAGATCTGCAAATGTGGATATTTTAGATAGAATTCTATTAAGAACAAGTATAAGTTTTTCAATACTAGACGATCAAAATAACGAAGACTTTATAACAGCAGTTTTCAATAATAATATAAGTAGTATAAACTTAAATGATCAAGTCACATCCATAAATAACATTGAAAAATTGTCTTCTATAATAGTTACTTAAAAAGGTTAATATTTAATGTCTAGCAATTTTACAATAAAAGAAACAGATAAAATAAGCATTGATAATTTTTTGTCTGGAGTATATAAGAATAAAGATACAAAAAATAATTTAGACTTTTTGTTCGCTATAGAAAATAATAGTACTTTTTCAATCGATAATAAGACAATTCAAGATTTATTTGACTATAAAAAAGAAATAATAGAAAATAAATTTAATAACATTGAAAACAAAACTAACATGATTTTTAATATTAATGATAATGACGTTTTCTTTCATGATAAGTTTATTAAAAGATTTGATGATATTAACAATATTGTTACAAAAATTAAAACAGCAATAACAGAAAAAACATCTAACATTAAATTAAATAGTTTTGAAAAACATTTAAAAGATGCATATGTTAATAATTCACCTAGCGTTTATTTTGGAAAAGTTTGTGACTATTTTAAAGAAAATCTTTTGCAACAAAGCAATAGAAAAGAAATATTTCAAGAATCTTTTTTCTTAAGAGAAATCAATAGATCTAGCTTTAGTGTAAATATTGATGAAAACTACTTGCAACAAAATTTAATTGTACTAAATCAAGATAATTCTTTAGAGTTTTTAAAGCCTATAAAAACAACTTCAAATGATATTGTAATTCAAAGCTTTATTAATTTATCTAGAAGCTTATATACACTATCAACAAATTGCTTTAATAATAATTATAATAGCAGTAATTTTCAATATATTGATTATGATCAAGTTTCTCTTAAAAACTTAATATCTGAAGTTGATAATTTCAATATCTTTGATTACATTAATGAAAGCAATAAAAAGTTAAATTATAACATTATACTAAAAGAAAACAAACTAAAAAGTTATAAGTCTCAAATTGTTATTGAAGATAATTTTACTAATAATTCTTATATTTTAGACGAAAACATTACAAAATATCATTATTTACCTAATGAATATAAAAATTATATAAATTCGCTAATTTTAAATAACTATATTATAAGAATTGATGATATAGAAATTTTAAAAGACAATATTCCTTCAATACTTGACGTACAATATAGCTTAGAAACTAATCAATTAAATAAAGCTTTTTATGACAATATTTTTAATATTAATATTAGAAACTTAAATCAAAACAACTTGTTAGATATTAAAAACTTTATTGTCAATAATGATGAAGGATTATCAGCCTTGACATCAAGTAATGAAAAATTAAAGTTTAATATTAATAATATAAATAAAGAAAGACTTTATATAAACAAAAAACCTCTTATTGACATGAGAATAGAATCTTCTGGTCTTAATATTACAAATAGAGAATTTTCTATAAATAAAGACTTCTCTATTGACAATGAAATAAAGTTAAATGAGTTAGAATATAAATTTAAAATAGATGACTTTATTAAAAGCTTAAAAAGAGATTATCTGGTTGAATATGATTCTGACATTGATTTGTTTAATGAAATAATAAGTAATATAAAAAAATCAGATTTGTCAAATATTTTTGTATCTTATTGCAAAGATAACGAAGATAGCTTGTCTATTATTGATGAAGAAAGTCAAATTTTTAATTTAATGTTTACTCAAGATGAAGAAGATGAAGATATTATCTATAGTCACTCTGATCTTATAACAAACCATAAAATAAATAAGGTTTTATTCTTAGGCCTAGATAAACTAAACAATTCAGTAAATGAAGTAAATCAAGATAGAGAAGACTTTGTAGATAACTTTAAACAAATATTATCTTATTATTACCCAAAAAATGAAATATTTTCATCTTCTACTTTTTTTCATAGCATTTTAGATTCAATATGTAAAGAAGCTGAAATTTCTAATTTTCAAGACTATGAAGAATATAGTTTATCACAGGCAATTTATTTAAATTACTTTAATGAAAAAAGCAGTAAAAAAGAAATAAAAGATATTGTAGCAAAAAGATTTTTAAAATCTGCAATATATGATGATACAATATTCTCTGGGAGTATTGAAAATTCTAAAATGTCTGATTTTGAATATGACATAGATTCTATTTTTATTGATGATTTCGATAATACATCACAAAGTAATATGTCAGATTATCTAAATCAAATACTTGATTCTTCTCAAAACTTAAAAAAAATAAAAAACGATATTTTTTCTTCTAAAAATATTGACAATCTAAACAAATATAAAGAACTATTCAGAATAAGTGATATTAGTTTAGATAATGTATTTTTCCTGGAAGATAATCCAGTTGCACTAACTGGTATTATGTGCTGTACTCATATTCCTTTCCATTCTTTTATTTATAACTTTATAGTAACAAATGATATGAGTAGTTCTCTAGATATTTCTTTAGAAAGAGAAATAAAAAACAAAATAGATGAAAATATAGTTTTTGGTGACTTTAACGAAGAAACAGGTGAAAGAGAAATAATAGAGACTAAATATACTATAAATAAAAGTAGTATTGATGTAACAAATACAAAAAAGATAAAAGTAAAATTTACTCCAAAATTAAATAGAGAAGTTTTAGATAGAGAAAGTATTTCTGAAAATAGAGTTTATTCATATTCAATAATTGAAGACTATTTCACAGAATCTTGTGATAAAAAAGATATGTCGTTCAACTTTATTATAAATATTGTCAAAAAAATAACAAGACTTTTAGATAAAAACTATGAAAGTAATTTTTTTAATTCTGAAAGTGAAGTAGATGACTATATTTCAAGTAAAAGTAATGTTTTAGAAAAAATCATAGAGTTTTTGGAAATATATAGTAAAATTTATATCTTATATTTTAATAGAATACAAAGATTAAATACAATTAAAATTTTTAATTGGTTGCCTGATAGAATTACAAAAAGTGTTCTAGATGATAATTTTCCTAAGAGAGGAAAATCAGCAAAGCATAAAAATATATTTAAAAGCTTCAAGTATCTATTAAATTCTAATGTTGAAGATATTGACATTACAACTAAAGATCAAAACATTAGTGTAATAACTGATATAAAAAGACTTGTTAATAACTTCAAACAAGATAGTAAATCTTTTCTAAATAGCGACTTCCAAATTAGTACAACAGAAAATGAATGGAATTCTAAAAAAATAGATATTTTTAACAATATACTTTCAAGCTTATACAAATCAGACTATTTTCAAGCAATAAATTTTGACATCGTAAATGGTTATATAGAACATCAAAATTATATTTTAAATCTTGATACAAATGACATTACAAGTAGTAGGTCTTTTACAGACTTAAAAGTGTACTTAAGTGAAGAAAAAGCAAATGAAATAGAAAATAACTTTTACAATATTTTTTATGTTAATAGTTTAAGTAAGTCATTATTTAAAGATTCATATTTGAACTTCAAGTATGAAAATTATATTAAAGAAAATACATCACAAAACATTACAAACTTTTATAAAAAAAGTGACTTATTTTCTATAAAGAAGCAAAAAGAAATTTTATCTTTAAATGAATTAAATTTAAGTATTGATGAAAACAATCTATCTAAGGAAGCTTTTGGTAATAGTAAAAAAGAATTTATAAACTCTAATTTTTATAATATAGGAATAAAAAAAGACTATTTAGACTTTTCTAGCAGTGAATCAATTATTAAAATTACAGTAAAATTAATTGATAATTTTAATTTAAATCATTATTATATTCCAAAAGTATATCTATTTTCACCTTTATTTACAAGTGTAAACACAATATTTTCAGAAGATTACAATATATCAAATGATAAAATAATTGGATTTTTTAATCTAGATAAAAATATTGATCAAAGATTAGAGTTTTTAAATTATAACAATTTATTGCAAGATCAAAACAAATTAATTAATATCATTGCAAACAAACTTAACTTAAGCTTGTTAAACGCAAAAGAAATATTCAAGTATTTAGTATATTGTCACGTTTGTTCTAATTACTCTAAATCTTTTACAAGAAATATATATGACATTAAGTCAGCAGAAAAAAACAATATGTCTTTAATAGAAAAAGAAACATATTCAAAAATAACTGAAATTAGTGATGTAGAATTTTTTAATATTTTTGATTGTAAAAAGGAAGATATTAAAAAAGAAATAAAAGAATTTGATAATGGAATAGCTTTACCAAGTGTACATAAGTCTTATGAATACAATACTTATTTCTTTAAAACTTTAGGATACATTGATAATATTGGCAAACTAAAAAATATTAATCAAGTATTAGAAGAAAATTATTATGATACTTATATGATCCCAATTAATTTTGATAGTTATTACTACATAGATATAATGAACAATTCAAATGATTCTAATTTTATAAATTATGAAACTAATGACTTTCAAAAAATAATTAATCTAATATGTGGTGTTGATAAAGATTTTATAAGCAGTAATAATTTAAGAAAAACTCTTAATATAAAAAACAACTTTAGTGTTGTTTTAGAAACTGAGATTATATAATGGTTATTTATGATTTATTAAATACAGTTGACTTTGACTTAAATATTAAAGAAAAGTTTGTTTATAATTTTTACAATAACGATGAAACAACAGTTGACGATAACAATATTTCTAATAAACAAAATGATTCTCATAGACATATAGAACTAAACATTAGAAATATATCTTCTTATGATAGAAGAATATCACAGTATTTTGCCAATATTGATATTACTGAGTTAGAGCAAATTTCAGGTAAAAAACTAGAAGACAAAGATTTATCGTTTTTTAATAAACTAAACAAAAAAGAAAATTATTTAATAAATTTACAATTAGATAGAAAAGATTTTGAAATTGACAATATTAATGATTTTTACAATGTAAGTTTAACTTCAAATAGAAATGCAATAGATTTTGTTTCAAGAAATTTTAAAGTAAAAATTAACAAAAGTATTAAAGATAATTTTTTAATGTCAAATTCTTATCAAAAATTTCTAACAGAAGAAAATATTGACAGTATAGAAAAAATAAATAAGTTAGATAAAAACACTAATTTAGATCAAACAAATAAAATAAAGTTAAACGAAGACTTTAACGTATACAAAAAAACATCTATATACAATTCTCAAAACGAATTTTATTATTTAAATGTAGGATATTTAATAGAAAAATTTGAAAAATCTAAAAATGATTTTATTTTAAAAGACACAAGATTTTTTATAAACAAAAAGCTTAATGAAATTAAAAATCATACTAGAGAAGAAGAAATAAAAATAACTGACAATTTGAACATATATGATAATTCAGTTAGATATGGAAAAACGTATTTTTATATAGTCTATCCAGTTTTTTTGTTTACACAACCTTGCAAAAACGACTATCATTTTCTAAATACTTATTTACTTTGTGATTACCCATATAAGACAAATGAAGTTCTTTGTAAAGAATTTAAAAGACCTGAAGCACCTTCTTACATAAAATTTCATTATAATGAAAAAGAAAAAAATCTAAAAATAAAATGGGCAAAGCCTATTGAAAAACAAGGTGATATTAAAGGTTATCAAATATTCAAGAGAGAAAGCTTATCTAGTTCTTATGAACTCTTAAGTCAAATATCTTTTCATAATGAATATGATGCTTATGAAAAAAATAATAACATAAGTATGACACAAACAATAAAAACAAAAAAGCATATAAGCGAATACATAGATAACACTTTTAATCCAGGCAAGATTCAAATATATACAATATGCTCAGTAGACGCACATGGTTATACATCAAATTATGGAAGTCAAATTGCTGTGACATATGATTATCAAAATAAAAAATGTATTTTAGATCAAATTAGTAAGTCAGGTGCACCATTACACATGCCTAATCTAATGTTACCTAGAAAAACTAAATTTTTTAATAATGATGATTATATAGTCAGCAATACACCTTATGAGAAAAATGTAAATAAGTTTACACTATATATAACGCCAGAGTCACATAGCATCATAAAAAATAATGCTTCAGTAACTAAATTGCTAAGAGATAATTATAAGTTAAGCATATATAAATTAGAAAATGGTGAAAATGTTGTTAAAGACATTAATATAAAAAATTTTAACAGAGAGTAATTTTATTAAAATTTAACCTTTAGTTAGAATAAGTTATATTTACTAAAAAGAAAGGTATTACTTTAGAATGGGTTTTTTAAATCACGCTACAAATAATATAATTATCGATGCAGTTTTAACTGAAAGAGGTAGAGAATTATTGTCAAGAAATGATGGTTCTTTTAATGTTGCAGCTTTTGCATTCGGTGATGATGAAGTTGATTACTCTATTATTAAAAAATATGGTTTGACAATTGGAAAAGAAAAAATTGAGAAAAATACTCCAGTTTTTGAAGCAAATCCAAATGAAAATATTTCTATAAAGCATCCTTTAATTTCTTTTCCAAATCCTTTGACAAGAATACTAGAAATACCAACTCTAGTTAGAGATGATGATGCTAATAACAGCACGATTCAAATGTTTGATACAAGATCCTTAGAGAATAGCAGTGCTGATATTGTTCAAACTGTTGTTGTTAAAAATTCTATAAATTCTACAGGAATATCTATATTAGATGATAACATTACAGATAGTAGATTTCTTGTTAAAATGCATGGATCTTTATTAAAAATGCAAAATGGTACATTTATTGATACAGACTTAAATAATGTTGACACATATGAAATATCAACTGATATTGCTTCGAATCCTGCATGGGATAATCAAATTAGTGCTAGTATTTCTTTTTATTCAATAGGCGTAGTTTCATCTTCTTCTTTTGAAGAGTTTTCAACTATTTCAGATGTTAATAAAATTAACACTTCTATTCAAGTTATCGGTGAGTCTTCTGGAGCAAATATTGTAATACCTGTTACAATAACAAAAAGAACTACAAATGTCGCTTAAAAATTAAGGAATATTTATTATGGCAGTAAAATTAACAGGATCTTTTATAACAATTGATCAGAGTAATATTAATACATCTAAAACATCAGTTCAACAACTTGTAGATATTGTTCAAACAGATATAGCAAGTACAGATTCTACTACAAGAAAATCATACGAAGTTTTTACTAGTGGTGGAATAGATCAAAACCCAATTACAAGCTCTTTATATCAAACAGTATTTGATCAAGAGTTTACTCTAGGAACTGCAAATCCTTTATTTGATATTACTATTGGTTCATATTTGGAAAGAGCTGCTAATGGTGATTTAACTCTTAATGGTTTAACACCTACAGAAGATGCTGGAGGTAAGTTAACTGGATTTAACAGTTCAACACCAATGATGAGAGAAAAATCAAATATATATAGACAATTTGCTCAAAATTTACTAGGTGATGCAAACTCAGCTTTTTTTACGTCACATGATGCATTATTTACGCAAACAGAAGACGATGGAGTAGTAGCTGCTTCTGGTACTTTGGCAAAGAAAATTAAAGGTGCTGTTTTTATTTGCTTTAGAAGATTATTTACGAGAGACAATATATTCAAAGGATCTTTTGGAATTAGAATTCATAAGAGTGCATCAAAGCTTTACTCAGAGTTTTTAAATCAAGATGATGTTAGCATTAGAACCACAGGTACACAAGTAACAAACTTAATTCAGCAAGCAGATATTAATGAAGCTGACGGTAATGATTCGATTGTAATTTCTGATACAATTGCAGCAACAAATACTAGCGTGAGTCCTGTATATGGTGAAGTTTCTACACTAAGTGATAGTAGTGGAAATCATGTAGGTGTTATTTTTTATGATAGCGGAATTATAGTTTTAGATGTAGAAAGAACTTTTGATAGTACACAGTTTATTCGAGGAGAGATTAACTCTACTAGAACAGAAGCTGCTAATCCATCAACTATTGATACTGCAGGTCCTTTTGCTATATACGGTTATCTTGACGGAGAAGCTATTGGAGATGCTGGCTGGTATTATCCAGTTTTTGCTACAGATAATTCAGAAGGCTCAAGATTAAGTTATAGTAATTTTAATTTTGTCGACAGTAGTGGAAACGAATCTGTTGTTGCAAATATTTTTTATGCAGCTAATAGCGTTACAGTTGCAGGTGCAAGACCTAGTAGTGGTTTATATCCTGCTTGGAGTGGAGATAATAACAACACTTACTATGCAAACTTTGAAGCAGACGATGGTGAAACTTTACATAATGGTAATTTGTATCCAAGCTTATGGACTAGCGGCACAATTGATGAAGTTTTAGACCACTTATGTGTTACAAGATTTGGAAGAGATACATTATCTGCGATGTCATTTAGAAACGAAACAGTAATAAATTCTTCTCTTGTTTTTTGTAGAGCAGCACCAACACAACTAAATTATTCAACTAATCCTACTTATACTGATGCAGATGGTAAAATTGTAGCAGTTACTCAACAAGGTGAACCTTTCTGCTTTGTGACTACAGTAGGACTTTATGATGCTGAAGGTGATTTATTAGCTGTTGCAAAGACTAGTAGACCTATTGAGAAGAACCCAGAAACTGACTTGTCAATTAGAATTAGACTAGACTACTAGGATAAAAAATGACTCTAATACCTTTAAATTATAAAAATTTTGTAAAAAACAAAATAAAAAATACTATAAAGGTAAATTATATAAATACAGATAATTTAACTTGGGAGTATGATCAAAATATTAACTCTAAAAGTTTACTTAATTCTGATTATTTTTCAGATATTACTGATGAAGAATGTAACTTAGACAGTCAAGATGCAAATCTAGAAAATAAAAAAAGTAATATAAAATCTTTTTTATCTTTTATTCAAGACGATCAATTACAAATTAGTGATTATTTTCAAAAAAAAGATCAAATAATTCATAGTAATAGTCTAACAAATGATAATTTAAAAAGCTTTAATTTTAGAAATAGATATAAAATAGAAAGAATTAATCAAAAATTCTTACCGCAAAGCTTTGAGTTACAAAAGAAGAATTATGTTAAAAATAATCTTTATAAAGATTATAGAGAAAACTATTCTTTAGATTATTATAATGAACTTAATTTTGGTTTTTGCAACTGGAATACAATAAATTTCTTTTCTCAAAAGTTTGAAAATAACTTACATCACAGTAATTGTATTATTTGGCCTAACCCAAAAAACGATAATAATAAAAACAATTATAATTTTATCAATAACAGCTTCAACTTTAGTTGTTATTTAAATCTTAGAAAAAATTATAGTAATTATGAAAACCCAGAATGCTTAATTCACATACCAGATAGACTTTCAATTTATATTATTAAATCATATGATACTGAAACTCATAGAATAGGTATTATTTTAGGTCAAAATTCAAGAAAAAAGCTTACATCTTTTGAAGCTTTAAACTTTCAAAGTACAAGCAGACAAACAATTAAATCAGAAGGTGTACACGTTACTTCTGATTTAAACATTATTAATAATACATGGTATAACTTAAGTTTTAATCATTATTTAAACAGCGATAATTCTGTTAATATTGAAATATATGTTGATGGTCAAATCTTAGATAGTGTTTTACTAGATCAAACAAAGGAATTTGGATTTACTGATAGCTATATATGTTTAGGTAATAAACCTGAATATCAAGATTCTGTAAACTATAATCACATATTTCATCAATTCTTTAGTAGGTCTTTTGATAAAGATATATCTTTGGGTAGTAATAATATCTTTGTAAAAGATTTAAATATTGATGTAAATGATGTAAGTTATTTAGGAAATGTTACATTTGAAAACAATAACAATTTAAGTGCAGAGTCTTTTCATGGCGAAATTCATGATATTAGATTTTATTCTGAAGTATTAACAGAAGAGAAAATACTATTTAATAAAGAGAACAGCATTTCATCTTTACAAGAAGAAATCAATAATCATTCTTTATCTTTTTATGTTCCTGTATTTTATATACCTTCTTATTCAAAAAGAAAAGGACCAATAAATGGATCTGGTGACAAATTAAACTTAAGATATGCTTGTATTTACAATCCTTTTTTAGCAAACGCTTGTGGTGGATTAGAAGTATCAGTAGAAAATTACTTAATTGATTTTGTAAATCAGTCAAAACCAAATGTGGTTATTGGAGGAAAACAATCATCTTTTGTATGGGAAGACTTTACTGCCAATTCAATATCAAGCTTAACAAGCAGTACATCAGATATATCTGATATTAAAACAGGTGAAACACTACAAAGTATTTATAATAAAAATTTAGTTAATGATCCTACCAATAATTTAAATAACAATCTTTCTTATAGAAATTTATTTATTTTACCTAATGATAATGGAATACAAAAAGTATTTTTTAGTTTGATTAACGAATTTGTAAACAATTATCAAGAAAAGTATGATGCAAATAAAATTAATTTAGAAAAAAACTATAATATTAGTATTGAAGACATATCTCTTTCAAGTAACTACAATAATTCTTGGAGCTTTGATGATACCAAGTCTAATAATATGCCTAATATTATTGATAACAATCTAGATAGTTTTACTATTTCTAAAAATAACATTAACAGCGAATTTAACTTAACAAATGATGTTTTATTTAACTTAAGTAATATTATATTTCATGATGATAGAATTACAGATATTACAAATATTAAAAATTCTATAGATAATAGTTTTAAAAATAAATACTTAAGGTGTAAAGAAATATATCCTTTAATAGAAAGCAATCCAGTATTAAGAAACTATAAACAAGAAACTGAAGAGTTGTATTTAAGTTCTGATAATGTTTATCACACAGAAAAATTAGAATATTCAGATGATGTAATAAGTTATTTAAAATTACCAATACCATACTCAGTTATTAATAAAGATTATGATAGCTTATTTATAAGTATTTTTGATGTTTCTAGTAAATTGTACAATAAAAAAATTAATAAAAATTCTTTTTCTATTACTGATACTAATATTTATACAACAAATAATAATGTTACACTAAGCTTTTATGAAAATAAAAAAGGTTTAGTTTACAGAAAAGATTGTTTATCAAAGGTTGCTGATTGGAACTACGTAGGACATATTTTTTATAAAGAAGGTATAGTTTCTTTAAATAGACCTGAACTAATATATTTTGGTCAAGAAAACTTTACTTGTAGTTTTGAAACTGATTTTTCTATGTTTGTTCATGAAATTAATATTCCAGTAGACAAAGGATATTTTGATAGTTCTTTAAACAATACATACAATGCAGACTTAAGACAAGATGAAAGTGCATTTAACTCTGAAGAAAAATTTGTTTATATTACAGATATAAACTTGCATGATGAAAATCTAAATATTGTTGCGAAAGCTAAACTAGCTAGACCTGCGCCTAAAAAGAAATCAGATGCAATACTCTTTAGACTTAAAATGGACTATTAATGGATAAAATAAAATATATAGTAGGTTTAGATATTTCTACTTCAATTATAGGAATGTCTTTATTTAAAAACAATAATTTAGTTAAGTTAATGCATGTTGATTTAACAAAGACGAAGTGCATGTTTGACAAAGCAAATAAATTCGAAGAAGAGTTTAATCAGAAAATACTTACAGATATTGAAGGTAATTCTTTAAAAATTAGTGAAATTTATATTGAAGATACCTTGCAAAGCTTTAGTAGAGGTTTATCTTCAGCAAGAACATTAATGCAACTTTCAAGATTTAATGGTATAGTATCAAATATATCTTTCAGAATGACTAAAATAAAGCCAGTTTTTATTAATGTTAACACAGCAAGGAAAACATTAGGAATTAAAATAGATAAAAACTCTAATAAAGATAAAAAAGAACAAATAATGGAATGGGTTGACTCTGATTTAGGAGGATATAATTGGCCTACAAAAATTATTTCACGAGGGCCTAATAAAGGACATGTAAAATATGAAAAATTTTGTTATGATATAGCAGACGCATATGTAATTTGTAAAGCTGGTATCATAATAAAAAATGAATAAATTAAATAAAAGATTAGATTTTTTCGATAGTTTTTTAAAAAATTATCATTTATCAAAGGACGGTGTAAATTTAAACGTTTGGTGTCCTTTTTGTAATAATCCAAATAAACATAAACTTAAACTAGTAATTCACTTAGAAAAATGCTTTTGGCATTGCTGGGTTTGTGATAAAAAAGGTTCTAACGTTTCTTATCTCATCAATAAAATAAACAAAAACGTTACTATTCCAAATGGTTTATTTTATAAAAGAAATAACACTAACAGTTTTGACTTGTTTGGTGAAGAAGAAGTAATTGAAGAGCTAGATCCTGTTTTTTTACCTGAAAATTTTCAATTTTTTATAGATAACTTTAATCCTGCTTCTCCTGATGCAAGAGAAGTTTTTAAATATGCATTAAATCGAGGAACAAATAAGCATAAACTTTGTATGTTAAGAATGGGATTTTCAACTTCCAATGATTTTAGAAGATTTTTAATTATGCCTTCATATGACGAAAAAGGTGAATTAAATTATTTTGTCTCTAGAAATATTGATGTTGATACAAGTTGTGGATATAAATATAAAAATGCAACAATACCAAAAAAACACATTATTTTTAATGAAATTAATATTGATTGGAGTATTCCTTTAACAATTGTTGAAGGTCCTTTGGACTTATTAAAAACAAATGATAATGCAACTTGTTTATTAGGATCATCACTTACAGAAGATATGTTGCTTTTTAAAAAAATAGTTAAAAATAAAACAGATATAAAATTAGCGCTAGATAGTGATGCATATTCTAAGGCAATTAAAATTGCAAAAACACTTTCAGCATATGACGTAAAAGTAGATATTCTAGATACTAGAGGACCTGATGATATTGGTGATATGTCTAGAGATCATTTTAATAAAATATACAGTGAATCTAAAGAATATACAGAAGAAGACTCGCTGCTATCAAAAATAAGAATGTTATAGGAAAATTAAATGTTTAAATGCGCACATATAAGCGATGTACACTTTAGAAGTTTAAAAAGACATGATGAGTACAGACAAGTTTTTACGAATTTATTTTTAAAATTAAAAGAAATAGAATTAGACTGTATTTTTATTGGTGGAGATATTGTACACTCTAAAACACAAGGTATTACACCTGAAATTATTGATGTTTTAACATGGTGGTTTAATAGTCTTGCAGACATTGCACCAACACACGTTATTTTAGGTAATCATGACGGTTTGATTTTGAACGAAGACAGACAAGATGCAATATCTCCTATTTTAACAGCAATAAACAATCCTAATATATATCTCTATAAAAAAAGCGGTGTATATCCTACTGGTGTAAATGGATATAATTGGTGTGTCTTTAGTTGTTTTGATGAAAAAGGTTGGGAAGATGTTTACCCAATAGAAGACGAAGTAAACATTGCTTGTTTTCACGGTGCAGTATTAGGATCTACAACTGATGTTGGATGGGAATTAGAAGGAGAAGTAGGTTTATCATTTTTTAAAGACTATGATTTTGGCTTTTTAGGTGACATTCATAAAACACAATATCTTGATGAAGAAAAAAGAGTTTGTTACCCGGGTAGTACTATTCAACAAAACTACGGTGAAGATATTAAAAAAGGTTTTGTTTATTGGGAAATTAATAGTAAAAATGATTTTAAATCTACATTTATTCAAGTTCAAAATCCACATCCTTATTTAACAATTGACTGGAAAGGTTCTGTAGAAGAAACAATTGATTTTGCTAGACCAGTTAAAAAAGGTGTTAGATTTAGAATTAGATCAGAGTATGGTTTGTCGCAAGCTGAAATTAAAATTTTGCATTATTATTTAAAAAATGATAAAGAAGCACATGAAATTGTGTATCAAGTTTTAAACAGTACTAAAGATAAAATAAAGGAAAGTAATACTATTCAACAAAATTCTCAAATTGACATTAGAGATAAGTCTACAAGAATTAAAATATTAAACGATTGCTTCGAAGGTTTAGATGAAAAAACTATTGAAGGTTTAGACAATTTATTTGCTGTAAATTTAGATAAAATTCCAAACACACTTTCAGATACAATTGGTAAAAAATGGTCTATTAATACACTAAATTTTGACAATACTTTTTCCTATGGTAAAAATAATTTTATTAATTTTGATAAATTAAGCGGTGTGGTAGGTATTTTTGGAAATAATCGTGCAGGTAAATCATCAATTCCCGGCACTTTAATGTACACATTATTTAATGCTACTGATAGAGGAAGTCTAAAAAATCATGATGTAGTTAATATTAGAAAAGGCTTTTGTAAGTCTGAAGCAATGATAACAATAGGTACAGAGCAGTATTTAGTCTCTCGAGAATCAATTAAAAAGACTAATAGTAAAAACATTACTTCTGCGACAACAAAACTTAATTTAACGTCGCTAAATAACAACACAGATGAAAGTGAAGAACAAAGAAGAGAAACAGAAAAAATACTTAGAAATTTAATAGGAACATCTGAAGACTTTCTTTATACATCATTTGCATCTCAAGGTGAAATGAATACTTTTATTAAAGAAAAAACTAGTGCAAGAAAAAATGTATTATCTAAATTTCTAAACTTAGACATATATGACATGTTAAGTAAAGAATCAAAAGACGACTATATTGTTCTCAGAAATAAAGTTAAAAATTTAAAAGAAAAAAGTTGGGATGATTTAATAATATCTAATAATAATGAAATAATGGAAATTAAAAAAGATATTAAAAATTTAGAAGAAGAAAGTGAATGCTTAAGAAAAAATGAAATTAATTTAAATGTTCAGTTAGATAGAGTAATTAAAAACACTAAAAAACATCCTTCTGGTCACACTAAATCATCTGCAGAAAATGAACTAATTTATTTAATTTCAAAATCAGAAAAGCTACATAAAGAAAAAATAGATCTAGAAAATAAACTAAAAAGTAACAAAGAAGCACTAGAAAAATTTAAATTATTTAAAGAAAAATATCCAATTGAAAACTTAAATAATGATAAAGAAAAATTAGATTCTTTAAATAAAAAACTACAAAAATTAAAAAGTCATAAAAAATTAATAAATGTTTCTGCAAGAAATGCTAATGATCAACTAAAAATATTAGATCAAGTTCCATGCGGGGACGAATATCCAACATGTAAGTTTATTAAAAACGCACATAGTTCAAAAAGTGAAATTCAAGAAATTAACAAACAACTAAAAGAAGTAGAAGCTTCTATTTTTGAATATAAAAACTTAATTGAAAATTTAATTAACGAAGGTATTGAACAAAAAATAAAAAAATACAATGCTATTTTAGCAAAAGAATATCGATATCAAGTAGATCAAAAATCTTTAACTTCCAAAATAGAAGCTTCAGATGTAAAAATTAATGCTTCTTCACAAGAAATACTCAAGATTAAAGATTTAATTTTAGAGTTAGAAAACTTTAATAGTGAAGATTTAATCATAAAAGAAAAATCCTTAAAAACAGAATTAAAAGAAAACAATATAAGATTAAGTAATAATAAACATGAGCTATTTAAAAATCAAAAACTAATATTTTCCTTAGAAGAAGAAATACTAAATTTAGAAAAAGAAAAAGAAGAATATTCCAAATTAAATGAAGAATATAAAATTTACGATTTATTTTCTTTAGCTGTGTCTAAAAAAGGTATTCCAACAATGCTTATTAATTCATGTTTACCTTTAATTAATAAAGAAATTTCTGATATTTTAAGTGGAGTTACTAATTTTAAAATTGAAATTGCTGAAGATGAAAAAGGTAATAACTTAAACGTATTTATTGACTATGGTGATTCAAAAAGAGTTATTGAATGTGCTAGTGGAATGGAAAAAATGATGGCTTCTATTGCTATAAGAGTAGCTTTAATTAATATTTCATCCTTACCTAAGTCTGATGTATTTATTATTGATGAAGGTTTTGGTGCATTAGATTCTTCAAACATAGAAGCTTGTGGAAGATTATTAAGTAGTTTAAAAAAATATTTTAAGTCTATAATAATAATATCTCACATAGACGGCATCAAAGATATTGTTGATAAAAATATTGAAATAAGTATTAAAGGTAAAGACTCGTATGTTCGATTTGAATGAAGGATGGCAAAAAATTGATAATGAAACTGAAGAAAAAATACAAGGTATTGCAAGATATGTCAGACCTATTGTTTTTGATTTTTGTCCTATTAGTTGTGGTTCTTGCGGTCAAGCGATTGCAACTGTTGAAGATGTTCAAATGATGAAAAAAGAAAAAGTTTGTGAACAATGTTATGACATGTTTTACTTTACAAATAAAGATAAATGGAAACAAGGTTGGCGTCCTAAATTAAAAACTGTAGATAATTAATATTTATTTCTATACAAAAGGTTAAAAATATGGAATACGATTTAATAACAAAGCTTGGAAATTGCATTGACAATGTCTATAACAATTACGCAGAATCTAGTAGTAGAAGAACTGTTGCTAAAATTCAAGATGAACACCTTGTAATTGAATATAGAACTATTTTAAGAGTAGCTAAAGATCATGAACTTGAAATGCAAATGGATTTAGTAAGATCTGAGTCAAAACAAATGATCGAGTCTAGACTTAGAACTATCAAAGATACTTTTAAAGATGGTGCTGGTAGAACTTTAAAAGCTAAAAAAGTTATGGATTATGATAATATAGAAACATTAACTGTAAGTCCATACAGTCCAATTAGAACTCTAAAATACACATTTTCAGTAGGTTACGAGGTCTCCTAATAATGGCACAGCGATTATCTAGAAATGGTCAAATAAATGAAATCATAAAGTGTGGTAAAGACCCAGTTTACTTTATGAACAAGTATCTAAAGATACAACATCCTATGAAAGGACTAATTCCTTTCAAGACTTTTCCATTTCAAGATGATTGTGTTAAAGAATTTAATGATAATAGATTTAATATTATTTTAAAGTCTAGACAGCTAGGTTTATCAACACTAGTTGCAGCATATTCAGTTTGGCAAGCAATATTCTATAAAGAAAAAAATATTCTTATTATTGCTACTAAACTTGCAGTTGCACAAAACTTTATACGTAAAGTTAAAACTTATATTAAGTCTATGCCAAAATGGTTATTAGTACCAACAATTACTGCAAATAACAAACAACAAGTAGAATTTTCTAATGGGTCTCAAATTAAAGCAGTTCCAACTTCTGAGGATGCTGGCCGTTCTGAAGCACTTTCTTTGCTCATTGTAGACGAAGCTGCATTTGTTAGAAATTTTGATGAATTATGGATGGGTTTATATCCAACATTATCAACAGGTGGGCGTGCTATTTTATTATCTACTCCTAACGGTGTAGGTGGACAATATCATGAAATATATACTAAAGCTGAAAGAAAAGAAAACAAGTTTAACCCAATAAAGCTTATGTGGGATGTTCATCCTGAAAGAGATGATGACTGGTTTAATAAAGAAACCAAAAATATGTCACAAAAACAAGTAGCACAAGAGCTATTATGTGACTTTGCATCTTCAGGAGATACATTTTTAACTAATGAAGTTTTAGAAAAAATAAGACTCACTACAAAATCGCCAATAGAAAAAAGTGGACCTGAGTATAATGTTTGGTATTGGGAATACCCTTTAGAAGGTGTAAACTATGTATGTTCAGCTGATATTGCAAGAGGTGATAGTGGTGATTATTCTGCATTTCATATTATTAATACTAAAGATAATTCAATTGCAGTAGAATATAAAGGTAAGATACCTCCAGATCATTTTGCATCTTTGCTATATGATATAGCTAGAAGATTTAACAATGCTGTTATATGTCCAGAAAATAATGCATACGGCTATTCAGTATTGACAAAACTAAAAGATTTAGCTTATAAAAACATCTATTTTAACTCTGAAAAAGAGAAATATAAATTTTTATATGGTGATGGTACAAACATAGGAAAAGCTGGTTTTACTACAAGTAAAGAAAGTAAAGAAAAAATTCTTGCTAACTTTGAAGAGTCTTTGAGAAATAGTAGACTTAAAACATATTCTCAAAGACTTTACACAGAATTAAAAACTTTTGTTTGGAATGGTAAAAAAGTAGGTGCGATGAAAGGATATAATGATGATCTTATTATGTCACTTGCTATTGGATGTTGGATTACAGATAGTAATTCTAGTTCTTATAACGTCGAACAAATAAAACAAGCTGACTCTTTATTAAAAGGAATGGAAGTTAACAATACTCAGGCAAAAGATACAATAATGTCACCCTTTTATACAAATAGACATAATGTTGTTAATCCTTTTATTCCTGTTTATATGCCTGACAACAAATTTTCAGGAAAAGAAATTACAAAAAAGAATCCTCTAGGTGATTTATCCTGGCTTATAGGAAAATAAATAAATGGCACAAGAAAATAATTCAAACTTATTTAAAAAGTTAACAGACCTTTTTAGATCTGGTCCTGTTGTAAGAAGAAAAGTAAAGAAATTTAAAGGCAATAGCACTTCTAAGTCTTCTTTAGAAATTTTTAAAAAAGCACATAGTGATGTTTATAATAGTACATTATCTGCTTATGGCTCTTACGATAGAATGGCAAGATATTCAGACTTCTCAGAAATGGAAGCTACACCTGAAATTAACTCAGCACTAGACATATACTCTGAAGAATGTGTTTCACCAGATGTCGAAGGTCAAGTTTTACATATTTACTCTGACAATAGAATGATTAAAAAAATATTAGAAGAATTATTTTATGATGTTCTTAATATAGACTTTAATCTTGTAATGTGGGTTAGAAATCTTTGTAAGTATGGAGACTTTTTTCTGTTTAATGATATTCATCCTGAATATGGTGTAATTAATTGTTTTCCAATTCCTATTGCTGAAATTGAACGTGAAGAAGGATTTGATCCAGATGATCCTGCAGCTGCAAGATTTAGATGGGTTACACAAGGTAATCGTGTTTTAGAAAACTGGCAAGTATCTCATTTTAGGTTGTTAGGAAATGATGCATTTTTACCATACGGATCTTCTGTTTTAGAAGGTGCTCGACGTATTTGGCGTCAATTAATATTAATTGAAGACGCAATGTTAGTATATCGTGTAATTCGATCTCCAGAAAGACGTGTTTTTTATATTGATGTTGGTAATATTCCTCCAGAAAATGTTGCAGACTATCTTGAGCAAGCACAAACATCTTTAAAAAGAAATGCTGTTGTAGATAAAAATACAGGACAAGTAGACTTAAGATATAATCCACTTTCAGTAGATGAAGACTATTTCTTACCAGTACGTGGTGGAGACACTGGTACTCGTATTGATACGCTAGCTGGCGGTTCAAATACAACAGCAATTGAAGATGTAGAATATATTCAAAAGAAACTTTTTGCTGCACTTAAAATTCCTAAAGCATATCTTGGTTATGATGAGGACATTGGTGCTAAAGCAACTTTAGCTCAAGAAGATATTAGATTTAGTCGTACAATTCAAAGAATTCAAAAAACTATTATTTCTGAACTAAATAAAATTGCGATGATTCATCTTTATACACATGGTTATAACGAAGAAGATTTAATGCAATTTGATCTAAAGCTAAGTAATCCTTCTTCAATTGCACAACAACAAAAATTAGAACTAATTAGAACTAAATTTGAAATTTCAGGATCAGCTCCTGAAGGGTTGTTAGATAGAGAATGGATTCGAAAAAATATTTTAGATCTTAATGACGATGAAATTGCACGAATTGAAAAAGGAAAAGAGAGAGATAAGCTTAGAGATATGGAGCTTGAAGGTGTGCAACTTCCTAATGACAATCCATTTAGTTTTGGTGACGAAAGTGAGCAAACCGGAGACACAGGTGACGGAAATATGGGTGATATAGGCGGAGATACGGGTGGAGACACAGGTGGTGGAGGAGATGAAGGAGGAGGTTTAGAAGGTTTGTTTGCTGGAGAAATGAAAAGTGGAAAATTAATGTCAGAAAAAGAATTATCTAAATATGATGATTTAATTGAAGAAATAGACGAGATTGATGAAGTTGATGAAGAAAAAATAAAAGAAATAGGACATTCAGGTGCAAATGTTTCTAATAAATCAAAAAAAAGAAAGCCTTATAAGAGAACATCTTCTGAAATTACAGGTGGAGTAGAAAAAATGGGTGCACAAGGAACAGGACTTCATGACACAGCAGATATGGGCGCTTTAACAGCCGGAAAACCAATAACAGCTTCAGACTTAATGGATGGTATTATGCCACAAAGTCCTATTGTAGACAATTTTATTACTAAGAAACTAGACTATAGAATGTCTAAGTCTCTTGATAACATGTCTAAACAGCTAAATATTGGTAGTGCTAAACCTAAAATGTTAAACGAGAATGACATACTTATAGATGATGATATTTTTAAAGATGAGGAATAAAAATGGCAAAAGTGCACAATAAAAAAAGAAATATTGGCATTATCTATGAACAAATAATTAAGTTTGTTTGTAAAAAAATCATGGAAAATGACGAAGTCACTTCTGAAAAAGCCATCAAAATCATTAAAGAACATTTTGCTGATGGTACACAATTAAGTAAAGAGTATAAGCTTTTCAAAGCTTTAGTAGAAACAAAAAATGTCTCTTCACCTCTTGCTAATTCTATTATTTTTGAAGCAAAAAAAGCTTGTAATAATATGTTTGATGGTAAAAAATTAGAAAGAGAAAAGAGTAAATTAATCAAAAGTCTCAATTATTCTTTTGGTAAAGGCGTAATTTTTAAAGAAAATGTAAAAAATTATAGAATTTATGCAACTATTCAAACTTTATTAAATGAATGGCGAGATCCAAAAAATGCAAGCTTTGATTTAACAACTAAATATGAAATTAAATTACATGAAAGCTTAACTGAAAAGGCTGAAGTTTTAACAGAAGTAAAAAATATTCCAAAAGTTGATAGTTTAACTTATAACTTAATGAACAATATTTTTGAAAGTAAATATAGTAATATTTTAAATGAAAGCCAAAACAATTTACTAAAGTGTTATGCTAAAAACGACGAGAATACTTTAATTGAAAGCTTTATTGCTCTAAAAGAAGAAACTATGAGCTATTTGAATAACTATATAAATAACTGTGACAATAAAATTCTTTTAGAAAAATACAAAACAGTAAAACAAAATATTTTAGACGTCTCTACTGAAAATACCTCTAGAGATAATTTGCAAAGATATTTAACTATTGCAAAACTTAAAGAAGAATTATTAGGAGGCGAACGATGAATGCTCCAAGATTAATTACAGAGTGGACAAACTTTGAGTACGATCCAAGCTTAATAAAAGAGCAAAAAGCTATGGGTAAACCAATGATGATGAAAGGTATTTTGCAAAAGGCAGAAACTTTAAATCAAAATGGTCGTGTTTATCCAAAAATTATTCTCGAAAGAGAAATTAGAAATTATCAAAAGTTTATTAAAGAAAACCGTGCGCTAGGTGAATTAGATCATCCAGACTCTTCTGTTGTTGAATTAAAAAATTCTTCACATATTATTAGAGAAGCACACATGGAAGGGAATATCGTTTACGGTACAGTTGAAATTCTTAACACACCTAGCGGAAAGATCTTGCAATCTTTAGTTGAAAGTGGAGTAACTTTAGGTATTTCTTCTCGCGGTGTGGGTAGTACAAAGTCTGAAGGTAATATGCAAATTGTACAAGACGATTTTCAACTTATTTGTTGGGATTTTGTAAGTGAACCTTCAACCCCAGGTGCTTTTATGATGAAAGAAGGAAAAGAAGTAAGTCCTCAATTTATAAACCAAGTTTTTAACAAATCAGACAAAATAGATAGAATATTTAATGACATATTGGAGTGGAAATAAATGGCAATCTCACATATCCCAAGATCAGTAGGGCATAACTTTGCTCCAGAATACCAAATAAGTGCTGTACCTTTTTTTATTGATGCTGACGGTGGAACAGTAATTAGAGCTAATGCACAAGGAAAAGTTGTTGATGCTAATGAAACGCAAATAGAAGAAGTTAAACTTCCTAAAATATCACAATGGCTGCAGTTTAATAATGCAAGTGGTGATGCAGTAACAGTATATTTTAGTAGAAAAGAAGCTGTAGGTGGCACAAAAAAAGGTATAATTGTTGCTGATGGTATTACTACAAGACCTTTGAGAATTAGATGTTCTAGTTTATATTTTGTAAATAATGTCGCTGCAAATTTTCATATCGTTGCCGGACTAACTTCAATTGACAGTAAAGAGTTTGAAAACGTTGTAGAAGCTTTTCTTGGTGATGATATTACATAAAAAGGTAAAAATTAATGGCAAAAGTAAGTAAAGAATTATTAAAAGAAATTGTAAAAGAGTGTCTTGTTGAGATTCTTGCAGAAGGAATATCAGGCGGAAATGTTGCATCTTTAAATGAAAGCATTAAAACTCATGTACCACAAAAAAGACCACAAAGAAATTTACAATCTCGTTTAATGAAGAATATTCTTCCTCCAAAAGAAAAAGTAAAAAATGAAAGTTTTGAAAGAAACTTAAATAAAACTATTTCACAGACAACAAATGATCCTGTTATGGCATCCATTTTAGCAGATACAGCTAAGTCTACTTTACAAGAACAAAACAACGCTGATTCTGCAAATAGATTTGCTGCTCGGCCAACAGATAGTGCTTCTCAAGTTGTAGCAAATACAGATCCAACAGAATTATTTGCAGAATCAGCTTCTAATTGGGCGCAGTTAGCTTTTTCTGATAACAACAAGTAATTTATCATAGGCTTAATAAAAATTTAACTGACAACCATATATTTATTATTAGACACACAATAATTTAATATACGGAGTTAACAATTATGTCTAGAAGAAATAGAAAACTTACAACTGCTACCCTAAGAAGAATCATTGCTGAAGAGCGTGCTAGATTAAACGAGACTTTAGAAATGGGACTCAGCCACCCGTCAGAAGCACCTAAAAGAACACGTGAAGTTGGCGCTGATAAATATGCAGACTCTTTGGAGCAATGTTGCAATTGGTATCAAATGTGTAAACTAAAAGAAGCAAAATTGCAAAAAGAGCTTAGACTTGTTAAAGAAGCAAAAAAGAGACTTAAAAGAAGAATTCTTAAAAATATCTAATTTGCATATTTATTATTATAACTAATAGGAGTTTAAAAAATGTCAAGAAATGAATTTAATTCTAGAAATGGTACTCTTTCTATAAATCAACAGACTAAAATTCAAAGAGAAAAAATAAGTAGTAGATTTAATGGTAAAGGCGTTGCTTCAAATAATGCAAATTTACTTTTTTCTAGAAGTCCTATTGGTTATAATGATGTATTACCATCTAGAGTAGGTGGAGGTTTGTATCAAGATGGAGTATCAAATGTTTACGAAGCATATGCAGTTGCTATTGATAGTCCTGACGGTATAAATGGTTTTGGCTTTAAGAATTCTAATTTTGCTTATATGAACTATAATCACCCAGACACAATAGATGATAATCCTTTATTTTCTTCAGGCAGTTTAAGACTATCAGATGGTAATAAAAATAGAACAGAAGATCCATTCAACGGGTTTCCTAACCCAATTGTTCCTGAAGATGCGATTAACAATCCGTCTGTTATAAGTGACGCTGAAAATGACTTTAATGATTATAATTTACCTACTGGTGATGGTGCATCTTACGGACACGAAACTGCTGAATATAGAAAAAGAATTGAAATAAGATCGACAAATTTAGGAATTCACGCTTCTTCTACTGATAAAGTATCTAATGGTACAGAATCAGATACACTTGGAGCTTATTTTACTAAAATATATGTGGCATCTGAAGAATAGGAATTAAAAAATGGTTAATCAATCTCTTAAAATTGACAAACAAAACGATTCTCAAAAAAATGGTTTTGTAGGATTTGATGAAAATGAAATTTATGGTTTAGCAAATTCTGGAGCATATTCTGCAGAAAGAAACGGTGCTAGATCAAAAAGACTTTTTAGTGATGCATATACAGGCTTAAGTCAAAAATCAATTGCTAATAAAATTCACTCTGGTAAAAATGAATTACAAGTACCATTGGATGACAAACAATTTTCAGTGCAAGAATTGTTAACTGACAATGAGATTGATGCTAGAACCTTAGCAAATGCAGAAAAAAGTCTTAAAGATGAAACGCTAGACATAATACGAAGTGGTACAGGTGAAGGTTTAGAAGCTGGTTTATTAGATTCTTTTAATCCAGACTTTACCGCAAATTCAGTTTCTTTTACTTACACATCAACATTAAGTGAATCTGACAATGAAGATGGCGT